AAAGGTAAGTATGGCATTAGATGGCTTGGCAATAGGTTTGGTTGAACATCCGTGGTTAACTTTATTTGCAGTACTTATTGGAGGCCTTGCCGTTATTGCACTAAGTTCGGCACAGGCACAGGGTGCCCTAACAGGACTTATGGGGACGCTTGCAGGACTTGGCGGTATAGATGCCAGTAAAGTATTGTTGCCAGAACAAAAGCAACATACAGCAGACTTAAATAAATTTAATAATGCTCTAACAGATACAAGTAACAATATGGATAACTTGGCATCATCTACTGGTAAGGCTAAAAAGGCTGCCGAAAGTTTACTTTCCTTTGATGAAGTATTTAGTCTTAAAACACCTGATACTGACACGACAAATCCTACAGGAGGTGGCGCAGGTGGAACTGGTGGTATATCAATACCAACTGTAGATTCTTCAAGTCTTATTCCTAAGATTCCTGATTTTACTGACTTTGCAAAAAACTTTTCTAAACAGTTAGGCGCAAAATTACAAACAAAGTTAAGAAATGCAGGCATAGGTGCTTTAATAGGTGGCGGTCTTGGAGCAGTATTGGGTGGCTTACTTGGAGGTCCTGAAGGGGCTATTTTAGGGGCTAAAATATTTGCCGTTGCAGGCGCTGTTATTGGTGCCTTATGGGATGATATGAGCGTGCAAATGCAAATGGGCATTACTGGTTTAGGTATTGGGTCTGTACTTGGTGGTATCTTAGGTTCTGTTATTGGCGGACCTGGCGGTGCTTTAATGGGCGCTGCAATAGGTGGTCTTGCAGCAGGTACTGCCGGATACTTATGGGACAGTCTTAAAAAGAACTTAGCAGTATCTATTACAGGCGTTGGTATTGGTGGTATACTTGGTGGTATAATTGGTGGTGTAATGGGAGGCCCAGGTGGCGCTTTAATAGGCGTAGGTATAGGAACTACAATGGGTATGATAACAGCTTCTATGTGGGATACCTTTAGTAAAGATATGCAGAATACCATAACTGGTTTAGGCATAGGTAGTGTGCTAGGTGGCATAATTGGTGCCTGCTTTGGCGGACCTGGTGGTGCCCTAATTGGTATTGGTATAGGCGGTCTATCAGGAGGTATGATTGGTTCACTATGGAGTACCATGCAAAAGGATATTGCTAAAACTATTACTGGTGCTGGCATTGGTGCCATACTTGGTGGCATAATCGGTGGTTGCTTTGGTGGTCCAGGTGGTGCCCTAATAGGTGTTGGAATAGGCAGTTTAATGGGTAGTGTATCAACCTCTATGTGGTCTAAATTAAGCGTTGATATGAAGCAACAAATAACTGGTTTAGGTATAGGTGCAGTAATTGGCGGCATAATTGGTGCCTGCTTTGGCGGACCTGGCGGTGCGTTAATAGGAGCTGGCATTGGTGGTCTTATGGGTGCCATAGGTACGGCAATGTGGCAGAAGATGAGTGCTAGTCAAAAACAGCATATTACTGGTGCTGGCATTGGCTCAGTCATAGGAGCTATAATCGGAGGTGTGTGGGGCGGTCCTGGTGGTGCCATGATAGGGTCTGCTTTAGGCGCCTTAGCGGGCGATATCGCCGTTACATTCTGGGATTACCTAAAGAAACGCTTAGAAGATGTTGGTAAGAAGATGTCAGAAGAGTGGGGAGATATTACCCGTAAGGTAATAAACAATGCAAAAGGTCTTGGTGGCGGCGGCAACTCTGGTGGCGGCGGTGGTTTTGGTGGCGGCGGTGGTGTGCATTACCTTGGCGGCTTTGTAGGTGAAGGTACGATGCTTGGCGGTCATGCATTAGCAGGACATGCTATTGGCGGTGTATTCAATAAAGAACACATTGCAAGATTTGCTGAGGGTGGCAAGGCAGAAGCTATAATCCCACTGCAGAGAAAAGATGCAATGCAACCCTTTGTAGATGCTGTAGCCGTTGGTTTAGTATCAATACTTGGGCCTATGCTTGCACAAAACAATAATGCGACGCCTCAACCTGAAAGTGCTTTGCCTCCTATGTATGTAGGTACGCTTATTGCAGATGATACAGGTATTGCTGAATTAGAACGAAAATTACGCATTGTTCGTGTGGATGAAACAAAGAGGGGTGGTTAGTATGGTACTATCAGTTAAGTTAAATGGGACGTCTATAAAGCGTCCCTCATCCTTTAAAATTGAACGGTACAAGGTAACTAACCTACAGCGCCTTGCAAATGGAGATATGGCCGGTGATTTAATAAGTAAAAAGCGTAAATTCTACTTTACTTATGATGCTATAACTTCAGATGACATACAAAAAATTCTTGGCATAATCTGGGAAATAAATTCTATTTTCTACACTTTAGAATATGTAGAAGATAATGTTGTAAAGACAGCTACTGTGTATACTGGTTCAATGCCAGATACGTTAATACGCACAGGCGGTTGTTGGGTATGGAAAGATGTTTCAATAGATTTTATAGAAAAGTAGGTGAAAAGGTATGCTAACCATTGCAGGTGTTACTACAGAAATGTTTAATGCACATGAGCGAAGCATTGAGGCAAAAATTGAATTGTACTTCAATGGTATAGGCAATGCACCTACTATTGTATCAAAAGATGACTATCTAGTACACTTTGATTTGCTAGAAGAGACCAGTATGTCTGCCGACGGTCTCTTTGGAAACCTTTCGGCAAATACACTTTCATTTAAACTTCTAAATATAAATGGAATGTTTAGTCCAGCAAATAATGCCGGTGTGTACTATGGCAAGATAAAAACGGCAGTATGCGCTAAATGTTATGTACGTCTTGTAGGTTGCCTTAACTGGGTACCTATGGGCGTTTACTATGTTTATTCTTGGAAAGCTCGCGTTTGTGATATAGTTGCTAACGTAATGTGTTATGATAATTTATACTATGTATTGAATGCGCCAATAAAAGACTTAGACATAAAAGAAAACATTACTCAGGGCGCTTTTTTATCATACTTATTGGCCGGGTATAACTACACTAACCTTTCTATATCCTCTAACTTATCTGGCAATATTCTATATGGTATACAATTAAGGGACGGTATAAAGGTAACACTTAATGAATTAATTACAAGTGCTAGAGCCGTTCTTATATCAGATAGATTTGGTAATCTTAAAGCATTTCGTATTACAAATGGTACGCCAGTTACCGTTATGACTGACTTTGACCAGGTAATTACACTCATGACTGAGCAGTCCATAATTAAAACGTATGATGGCGTTGCCTTGAATTATTATATACCACAAGTACTGGACGATGATGTAATTATAACAACTGATGCCTTTATGGTTCCTGTAGGTAACCTAACGCATGATACAATAGAATATCCTAAAATAGTTTATTCTATCTCAGGCGTGTGCATTATAGGTGATACAAAATGTACACTTGCTTCTTATATTACATCTAACTTTGGCATTTCAGTTACAACTAATAACTCTGGTACAACTGGTGATAAGGTTACTCTAACTGTTACTGGACGCGTACTTGAAATGCTTGAGCAGCACTTAACTGACAATACGTCAAACATGGCTCTAGTAGATAGCCATTATATTCAAACACCATCTGATGCAGGTAACTTCAAGGCGTACCTTGAGACATATGTCTCTTCAGAAGTTCCTATTCTTAAAGCTACAATAAGAGGCAATCCTCTTGTAGAAATTGGTGACATACTAACTATTCATAGTGATAAATACAATACTGACTTTACCGGTTCATTACAGTATGCGTACTACCACTATGATGGTAGTTTATCCTGCGATGTAACGTTGCTTAATAAGGATGTGATTAGCTAATGAATTTTATGGCAAATGTTCTGCCTTTAACAGTAGACAGATGGACAATATCAAATGGTAACATGACAACTTCACAAATAAGTCTTGCATCGCGCGGTACTGCTATATGTACATTACTACCTATTGATGTGGCAGTTATACCAAAAGCGTTCAGATTGCTTGTCACGCATAATGCAGTTGAAAACTGGAAGAATGCAGTAATGTTTATGACGCTAACCGTTACATATGCAGATGATACAGTTTGTCATGCGTTAGTTCCTTTAAATACCTCAGCAGTTGTTGCTAATGGCAATCTTACAAGTAATGTAATAATGTTACCCTCTGCAAAGTTTAAAAATATCGTGGTATGCTTTGGTAATAATCTTGAAGTTCCACTAAATATAGTTGACTGGGAGTTGCAGCCAAGCGTTGCATTATCAGCAGATGCTGTTGACGGTATACAGAGTATTGTTGCGGCAAACCTTGTAGTTACAAATGCAGCAATTGAAAATCTAAAAGTAGACAAAGTAGACGTATCATTTCTTAACGCATATTATCTTACTGCTGACCATATACAGGCTACATACATTACGTCTCAAGCTGCTTCAATTGCATATGCAACTATTTCGGCTATGGCTGTTGCAACTGCTGCAATTTCAAAGTTGCAGTCTGATAAGGCAAATATTACTGACTTAAATGCATCTAATGCTAACATTAGCACTTTAGAGACTACTACAGCTTCTATAGTAAATCTTATTACTAACAATGCAGGTATTGACCATTTGCATGCTAATGAAGTTCTTGCACGGTATGCCGCATTAGTTAGTGCACAACTCGGCGATGCAGAGATTACACAATTAACTGCCGCTGCTATTAATTCAGGCACTATAGACACTGTAAAAGTAACAATTGCTGGCAAAGATGGCAGGTTAAAGTTAGCAAATAATCTTATGCAGGTTTTTGCAGGCACAACGACGCTTTTTGAACGTATAGCTATTGGTGATGTAAATAAGGATGGTACCGTATATGGTATGCGTATTCGCGGCGCCGATGGTACTACTATACTGTTTACAGAAGATGGTTTAACTAAAGAAGGTATAACAAGTGGTTTTGGTAAAGCCGATGATAATTCATTACCAGCTACAAAGATAGATAAAGAATCTATTGTTGCGCAAGTTAATGGCGCTACGACTGGCGTCAAATCTGCCCACGTTGTTGTAGATGCCAGTGGACAAAGATTAGATGCTAAACTGCAAACTACTGATGAGACTATTACAAACCAGGGTAAAGAATTGGTAGCTCATGGCACTGAGATTGAAGCATTACAAGGTTCTATTACTAGTAAGGTTTGGAATGCGGACATAAAGTCAGTTACTGACCCAATTAAGGGTGATATTACTACTATTCAAGACAATGCCTCTACGTTGTCTCAAACAGTTGAAGGTGTAAAGTCAACAGTAACATCTCTTGATACATTGCTAAATGACGGTACATCTGGTGTAACTACACGATTAGCAAAGGCTGAAGCAACTATTACACAACATACTGATGAAATATCTTCAAAACTTGAACAATCAACATTTGAGACATATACTGACGGGAATGATACAAAGGTAACTGAAGTTTCTCATGACGTTTCAGTGTTGCAGCAAAGCTTAAGTCAAATAGAATTTACTGTAGGTCATGCTGGATATCGCAACTTAGTTCTTAACTCAGCCGGTATTAACAGTACTAACTTATGGGCAACAACTGGTACAGTAAGTACTCTGACTAATTCAGATGTTAATAACTGCACATCAAGCAATTCTGCCTTTGAGTTACAAGCAGCTTCTAGCATATCGCAGGATATACCAGTTAAGCAAGGAGACAAGCATACATTATCATTCTTGTTTAAGAATAACTCCTCAGGCGGTTCGCTTACTGCAAGCGTGATACAACATGGTGAAACAACTGTACTATATGATAATGCCTTTACTTCTACAGGCAATCCATTGAATTTAACTTCTGTGGCAAAACTATTAGATATCATAGCCAATACGTCAATGATTCAAGTAAAAACTGTACAAGGCAGTAACCTATTAAATAATGGTTCTGCTTATTGTACAACTCCAATGACTTCCCCCAGTGGTACTTACGTACTTGGTCCGTCGCTTGGATTGATACCTAAAAATTATATTCTTGCCGGAAAACAACTTACGTTAAGTGTGGATGTTAAGGTAACTAATGCCACAGCTAGAACTTCTGGTTCATCTAGAATAGGTGTGGAAATTGCTTTTAAGAGAGCCGATGGAACGTACATGTACGTAGGCGCTTGGAAAACGGTTGCAACAGGAGATACTTTTGATACGCGTATTAATTCTACTTTTACATTACCAACTGATATTACCTATGATATTACAGAAAGTAACTATTACATTCAATGTTTAGGGGATGTAACAAGCGTTGGCCACGCCAAGTTAGCTTTTGGCACAGATGCTGTATATTCTCCTTTTGTACCGGATAGTCCCTCTGCATGTTACCCTGCCCTAATTGTAGGCACAACCAAAGTAACTGTAAACGGTACAGATTATCAATTGCCACAGGAAATGTTTGACGGTAATTATGATGTGATTAACGGATTAGGTACAACAAATAAAGCTAAAATTGTACTTAAAGGAACAGAAGCTTGGCAAGTGCAAAATGGTGGCAAAAGATTCTTTTCTACTTCAGTTATGCTTGGGCTAAATATAAATGAACATATCATAACTGAATTAGACCATGGTTTACTTTCAGATATTAAATGCACTCATTTTCAATCAAAAACTCAAAATGAAACGTGGGCTGGAGTAACTGGGATATCCTTAGACCAAAGTACAAGTGGCGGTCTATGTATTTCATGTACTGACATTGCAGCAGATGTAACTACTTTTAACAATTGGCTTGCTGCACAATATGCTGCTGGAACACCTGTAATAGCAGTTTATCCGCTTGCCGCACCACAAACAATCACAGGTACAGCTCAGTCCCTTGCAATAGCCGGTAGTATTACAGCTGCGGCAGATTTAGGCACTGTAACGGTTAGGTACAATAAATTAACTAATACAGATTGGGCATATGTAACAAAACAGTTTGATGCAACAGATACAGAGGCTACCTTGCTATTTAAATCTGATGATGATGAGTTAATCTCTGATGTGATTGTAACTGATGGTGCAAATATTGCCCCATGGGTACAGAGCAGTGAAGAACTATATACCACATACTTTCAGGCAGATAGAACCGGGTTAACAATAGGTGACAATACAACTGAAATGCGCACACATGTATCTACGCATTCTTTTGAAATTTATAGAGGCAACGACCTTCGTATAAATGTTGCGCCAGACGGTACGCGGTTACAAAAAACAATTATTGAGGATGACTTAACCGTTGGAGTTGTAAAAGAAATAGTAAGAGGTTCAGACGGTGTAGACTTTGCAATAGTACAATAGGAGGCGATTAAATGGCAAGTATAATTAGTGGTGCAAATGGTTCACAGATTGAAGTTGTATACTCTTCTTCAGAAAGCATTGCGGGTAACACATCGGCTATAACCGTAGATTTGTATGTACATCGTGATAGTTATGCTACTTCTTGGGCTGATAATTGCACAGCATACATCAATGTTAATGGCACACGAGTTATGTCATACGGCGGTTCATTTTCAATTGGTTCATCTTGGGTGCATATTGGTAGTACTGGTTCTATCACAGTTGGCCATGACTCTGTAGGTAATTTAGCTTGTAATATTACAGGTTATTTTAGTTCATCTATTACAAGCAAATTAACAGGCCTGCAGGTATCACAAACAGTTTCTTTTCCAAATATAGCAAGGGCAAGCACAATAATACAAACAGCCAGTGTTACAATTGGTGACAACTTTGATGTTGGAATTAGGAGAGCTGATTCAGGCTTTACACATACAGCTAGTATATTTGTGTCAATGTCTGAAACATCTGGGTATTCAAGAATAAAGGATATTACTGGAATAACGACTGGCTTTAATTCCAATTTCACTGATGCAGAAATTCGAGCAATGTTTTCAGTGATTCCAGCAGGAAATACAGGATATTTGCAAATACAGTTGTATACCTATTCAGGCAGTACACAAATAGGTTCATATACGTGGACTAGAGGTAGTTGCTGGGCCGCCGCATGTAGTCAACCATCAATAAGTGGTAATGTTAACATTGGTGATACGATGACTATATATATGAACAGGCAACGCGGCGACTATACACATAAATATCATATAGGCATGGGCAGTAAGTATGTGCAAGAAGGTGGTACCGACACTAACTCATACGCATGGAACACAGCAAATAATGCTGATCAACTTTACATGCAGATGACTAACACCAATGTTATGACCGGTAGTATTGCTGTTGATACGTATAGTCATGGGGCCCTCCTTGGCACCAGAAGCTGCACTTACGTAGCTTATGTAGTTAATAGTAATCCTTCCTTTACAAATTTTTCTTACTCTGATAGTAATGCAAACTCTGCCGCTTTAACCGGCGATGCATCACAAATAGTACAAGGCGTCTCTACACTACAGGTTACCATAAATGGAGCAAAGGCAATTAATGAGGCGTATATTAGTTACTACAAAGTACAGTATGGTTCTAAAGTAATAACAAGCCAATCAAATATAATAAGTTTTGGTTCTGTGCCAAATAATGATAACATTGTAGTTTCTGTTGTAGATACGCGTGGAAATGCTTACTCACAGCGCATTTATTTAACATTAATTCCGTATGCAGCACCCGTTGTATCTGCCTGTACACTTCAGCATATTAATTTTATTGAGACAGGCGTAATACTTACTGTTTCTGGCACATATGCGCATATAATGATAACCAAAAATCACGTCGCATTAAAGTATAGGTACAAAGCAACTGATAGTACTACTTGGACAAATTATATAAATATTATTCCTGTATTATCCAGCGACTCTTATTCATATGCAGCCAATATAGGCAACTTTGATGTATCAAAGTCTTACAATTTTGAAGTAGTGCCCTATGACTACTTTTATGCTACAGTAGGTGCAGCACTGTTAATGACTGCAAAACCTGAACTATCCATTCGTAAAGGTCGCATAGGCATTAACAAAGTGCCGCAGCAAGGCGCCTTAGACATTGATGGTGACATTTATACAAATAACACCATACATGCAGATAGCATAGTTGCATCTGGCCTTTCTATAGCTAAAAATGTTAAATATGCAGAAAAAATACAAGCAGGCCAACCTGTTGCAAGTGCAAACAATTTTACTGCCGGGCATACATTTTGTTATGCATGTGATTCTCCCTATTCAGGTGCTTTGATTTCTTTTGGCGGTTTAAATCAACTATATGATTGTCAAATAAATGCAGGATACAATAGTACAGCTATTGCACATAGAACTAGAGATGGTGACCATGGATGGTGGAATGGCTGGCAAAGATTTTATGATGATTCATATCGTCCATATGCAGACTCAGCCGGGCGCCTTAATGCTCCAAGAGCTTCATGGTATGGAACTATACTTACAGGTCATGACCTGTATTTTACACACAACTTAAATACCAATGCTCCAATCATGGTTAGAAATGGTACAGTTGGAAATTGCCAACTATGCACAGAAGCAGTCTCAGCAAACCAAACCAGAATACACTGCTATGGAAATGACTATATTGGGTATTTGTATTTCTTTTAGAAAGGAACTATTATTATGACTTATGTGTATTATGATTCAGCCGATATTGTGGTTAGTCTCATTACTATTAAAAGCCCAATTGCATCAGCATCAGGAGAAATTGATGCACCTTTACTACAACCTGGGGATAATATGCCAGAGGGATGCCGGTGTCTTGTTTTAGACGACAATATCACATGTGACTTATCAAAGCGCATCTACAAGGTAGCTGGTGACAGAGTAGTACCCTACAAATTAAAGCCAAAGGTAATAGATGCCCCACCAACAAATGACAGGCTAACTAAGATGGAAGAAGCCTTAGTCAGTTTAATGTTTTAACAATGAGAGGAGGTGAATGCAAATGTATGGTTTCTTATTAAACATGTGGATTATGTATAGGGTTGACAAAGCCAAGTTGGATATGGCAGTAGTCAAAAAATACATCACTCAAGATGAGGAGAACATGATTCTTGCTACTCCACAAATGACCAATCCAATGCCAGAGCAAGCACAAGTCTAAAAATTGAAAGGGTGTTTTCTAAATGAGTAAAACAAATATTGGGTTATCTGAGTTTGTACAAAGTGCATATGCTAATGGCTGGGGTTATGTATATGGTACTATTGGCCAAATGTGTACTGTAGCCCTACTTGATAGCTGCGCTGCGCGTTGCCCTGGCAATGATGAAGCAGGTGGCTATATGAGAACTGTAGGAAACAAGTGGTTAGGCAGACACGTAGCTGACTGCGCCGGACTGATTAAAGCCTATATCATGGATGGAGATTATATCTCTGCCATGGATATTGGTGCTAATACCATGTTCAACCGGGCTACTGAAAAAGGTGTAATTTCTACTCTGCCTGAAATCCCCGGCTTACTCTTACATGCAGAGGGGCATGTGGGTGTCTATATCGGTGGGGGTTATGCAATTGAAGCAAGGGGTACAGAGTATGGTGTGGTTAAAACAGTTGTAAAAAACCGCTCTTGGACACATTGGTTCAAGTCTACTTTTATTGAGTATACTGGCTCAGCTCCTGTAGCACCTGCTCATACTTCAACCCCGGCTGTAGCACCTACCAAAGTATCGGTACCAACTAATATCTATTACAGAGTTAAAACCGCAGAACGTGGATTTTTAGCTGAAGTTAAGAATCTTGAAGACTATGCTGGTATACAGGGGCAAAAGATTATTGGCGTGGCTATGAGGGTTGACCATGGTTCTATTCGTTATGCTGCTCATGTTATATCAACTAAAACTGCTTCAGCTCATTGGTGTGGGGATGTTACTGAGTGTGATATCACAAACTTTAACAAATGGGCAGGTAATAATACCCCTATTGATGCTATTCGGGCTTACTACTATACACCTGCGGGTGAGCTTATCAAAAAGGCTGTTTACTGGGTGTCCAATGTCAATGGAGGTTACTATGACAAACAGTATGATACAGAAACTTGTAAAAATCCGCAGGGCGTTGACCAAGATGGTTATGCAGGTTACCTTGGGCATGCAATTGATAGACTACAAATGCACATAGTCTAATTAAACAGAAAGGCTCGTTTGTATAGGTGAAGTACCATGGCATCAGAAGTAAACGCTGACTCTTGCGAGGCAAGAAAGCAGTTAGTTGATGAACGGTTTGCAAGGGACATGAAAGATATCGATGTGCTTAAAGATGAACAAGTAAGACAAGATGAAAAGACAAATAAATTGTCTGACTTGTCCATCCAAATGGGTGAAATAATTAAGCGTTATGAGGGTACCTTGCAAAATCATGAACAACGCATTATTGCTTTTGAAGCTAAGGCTGGCAAAAGATGGGAAACAGTCGTTGATGTGGCGCTGCGGTGGATTGTTGCAGCAGTACTTGCAGCAGTGATTGTAATCAAATATAAGTAAAAGGAAGTAGATTTTTATGGTTCAGTTTATTACCCTTATTCTGGTGGCAATTTTGGTAGAGGGTGTTGTAACATACATTAATACCTTCTTTGTCAAAGGCAAGTTTCAATGGCAAATGCTTGTAGGTCTTACACTTGGCATTGCAGTGTCGTTGATATACCGCGTTGATGTTTTTGCAATGTTAAATATTTCTACGAGTATTCCGTTTATTGGCGCTGTACTTACTGGCATTTTGGTAAGCCGTGGTAGTAACTATATATTTGACTTGGTTAAAGCCCTTCAGGGTGCTACAGGTAAGACCGCAACAGTAACTGCTGAGAGTATACTAAAGAGCGCCGCGCCGCTACTCGGAGCAGTACAAGATGTTGTAGATGACATTAAGCCTAAGACAGAAGAGGCCGTTACAACTAATACTGCTGCTAATCCTCCGTCAGATATCATAGTTAAATAATTATAGGTACCTACAAGCTTGCTCTTGTAGGTACTTTTTACTTTACACTTACTTACTCATTACACGTTCGTAATGTATCATATATAATTATACTAAAAGTCTATTACGTACGTGCAAGGAGTAACCATTTTTCACCTAGACATGTCTAAACAATATTTTATATAGTATACCTTATGCAAATTTCACGAAAACGTTTACTTTCTCTTTTTAATAGTATATAATAAAAGAAAGAAAAGGGGGTATTCACTATGAATACTGAAAGAAAGCTAAAGTGTGCTTGTATTTGCTTTGCTGCACTTGCCGGCGTGGTGTGCACAAGTGTTGTATGCACAAGTCTTGTTAAGGCAAATGAGCTTATTAAAGTACAAGGTAGTACCATTGAAAACCAAAAGACTTTAATTGCCGCCGCAACGCAAAAGAGTAAAACGCAAGATGCACAATATGCCCTTCTGCAGGACAAGTACAATTTGATTATTCAGCCAATAAACTATACGCCGGACGACATTACAGTGTATAACATTCCACTTAGTAAGGACCTACAACAGTATACGTATGAAGAATGCATAAAGTACGGCATTGTAGATAACTACACACTGGTTCTTGCCGTGATGTGGCATGAAAGTAACTTTAATCCAATTGAGATAAGCGCCACAAATGATTATGGCATAATGCAAATCAATAAGAGTAATCATCAATGGTTGTCGCAACGTCTAGGTATTAGCGACTTTCTTGATGCAAGACAGAATATTACTGCAGGTACCTACATACTATCTTCTTTAATACGTCAATATTCAGATAAGAACCAAGCTTTGATGGTCTACAACATGGGTAGTGTCTATGCAAAGAAGTGTTGGGAAACTAAAATTTACTCTACAGATTATAGTCGTGATATCCTGCAGAAGCAGAACATAATCTGTTCCAATAAGAATACTAAAAAATAAAGGATATATAGATATAAAAACTAATTAATTAATTTTTCCCAATTTCTTTATTATCTTAACAATCTTAACAATCTTAACCTTTTGACTATAAAAAATATTTTTCAGAATCTGCACATAAATTTTAATATTTTTGTATACTATAATACATTTATTTTGAAATATGCCAAAAGGTTAAGATTGTTAAGAAAGCTGAGGTAGTAAATAAAAAGATAAAGGTTGTTTGGATATAGAGCACGAGTGTTGATTACCCAACGAAAACTCGTAAAATAGGCTATTTACTTTTTTATAAAAAGAGCCTATAATATATATATAGGGTGTGAAAAACACTGAATATAATTTTTTAAGTCGAAAGGAAGTTTTTATTATGGCAAAAGTTATTACTCTATCTATTGCGGCTCCTAAGGACCTTGTAAAAGGCGAAACTTTTGAAGTCGAGGTTACATTACCTGCTGCTGAGAAACATCCGCGTGGTCAACTGGCCGGCATCGAATTGGCAGATATGACTGATGAGCAACTCAAACGTGAAATCATCAATGCAAATTCTGTCTTGTACAAGGCTAAGCAGCGCGAAGCAGCTGTTGAGACTATTACGGCAAATCAGACTCGCGTCGACGCTGCTATTGCAGAGAAGACAAAACGTCAGGGTGCTAAAGCTGTTGCAACTCCGAATCTTGATGCAGCTACGGCTGATAAAGACGGCGTTGATGAGTCTGTCGCAGCTGAAGTTTAATTTGATCAAGCAACCGGTTTCACCGCCGGTTGTCTAAAGCCCATGAGTATCAATACCGTATACGCATGATACTTTAAATAACATGGGCTTTAGACAGTTTACGGTGACTATTGTTTCAAGTCTATAAGTGCGTTTTCGATGATACGTGCGTTGCGCGCTTCAAAAGAAGGTACAAACCACTTGTAGATTTGAAACAGTAGGTGCACTTCCCTACTGCATGATAAGACTGTTCTACAGACTTATTGTATCGCGCCGCGGTTATTTCCCGTTTTGTTCATTTCGGGTCTTTCTTTTCCGCGGTGCCTCCTTTATGGGACCGATAGTTTAACTGGGAAAACACTCAGACGTCTGAGAGGTAAGGTTCAAGTCCTGTAGGTTCCATCTCATATTTATATTGGTGAGTAGCTCAGCGAAAGAGCAAACGATTTTTAGGTCGTCATGTCGCGGGTTCAAGTCCTGCCTTACCAACCACTTATTCCTACTGCACACCTATGTACCTCGGTATACGTGTACAACACAGACACACGAGAATTTTCAGGGCAAGTTGCAGGTAGTCCTGAACGTTGGCCTCAGACGTAGCTACGGGTAAGCACCGCATGGGAGAGGTAAGCTTGGCAGCATGGAGAGACATGCCAAATGGAGAGATGCCTGAGTGGCTTAAAGGGCCTGACTACTAATCAGATGAGCGTAATGCTTCGTGGGTTCAAATCCTACTCTCTCCGCCACTCGTTCTATGGTTGCACATTTATGTGAGAAGAATGTCATACTGATGCAGACCAGTTAAGGTATGAACTCAAGCAGGCACGAGCATGAAAGGCAGCGTGTAGATTCTGTCTAGTAGCCTGTATAATTGTCTACCTGAAACCCGCCGGCTATTAGCGAGAGACGCTGAAAAGAAAATGGCTAAATCATTCTATAACATCCCAAAGGTTTAACTGCGCCAGCTTGATTCTGTGTGGTACATCGCTGTGCCGCGCGACCTATAGGGTATGAATGAGACGTGTAGTTCTCAAAGGGTTATCTACACGAATTAATAAGACCTAAACGCCTCATCAGCGTTTAGCTGGCAAGCTTATTACGGTTTATGTCTTGCCTCCTCCAAGGTTGTCCGTAGCTTCCTTGGAGATATACCGCCGAGTGGAGCAGTTAGGTAGCTCGCTGTATTCATATTCCAGAGGTCCTGGGTTCAAATCCCAGCTTGGCAACCAAACAGTGGGACCCATGATGTACAATATGGTGCTGCCGTATTGATAGCATTGGTGCACAAACGATGGGAGTTAAGACGGGGTATCTTGACAATAAAGTAGAGGTGTTTTATGAAAGAAAAAGTCGCCTGTTTAATAGTCTTAGTACTGCTTTTGATATGTCTTGTAGGTTGTCAAAGTAGTAGTAATGACGTGGACATTTCAGTAGACCAATTGAGTTCTACAGGTGAGGTAGTTAAAACATATTTGCACGTTTCCAGCTATTATTCTGGTACAAGTTATGTACATTTTGATTGTGATGGAAAACAGTATGAATTTATAAACACAAGTATTAATGCCAGAATAGTAAAAAGATAATATGGGGCTGTAAAGGTTTCGACAGGGTATGGTAGTATAAAGTACACAGGTCTGAGTCACCTTACGAGTCAAAAACATTTAATTGACAAAACTAATTTATTTGAGAGGTGTGCAGCTTAATTAAGTTGTACACTATCCAAAACGATGGAGCGGCCTAGCAACCATCTGAGGTAAAAGAATTGGCCAAGGTTTGCTAGTTTAGAAAAACTAGATGGTGGGGAGCATCCTTTACATCGGTACATTATCATAAGCGGCCACTGCTGTAAGTGTGACTATTGTGTAAGAATTCTTTATGCGAGCTATATTTTGGACAGGGGTTCGACTCCCCTCAGTTCCACCAAACGCCGTTATCCCGTGGCGCTTTTCATGAGATATCATGGACAATTTAAATAACGGGACTTAGCATATCTTATATGCATCAAGGTTAATAGCTTGATGCTTTATTAAATAGTAAAGTTTTAAAACCCGGGTAGGATTATCCAGAGAGGACTTGTAGGTATGACAATAACAATAATTAGTTCTATGCGTTTTGTAAAAGAAATTATTGAAGAATATAAAACATTGACAAAAGCAGGAAATGTTGTTTTGTATCCTATTATTGATGACTTTGGCATGTCTAATGAGGCATTAATGTTGCTTCACCGTAAAAAGATTGAATTGGCCGATAAAGTATTAGTGCTTGACATTAACAAGTATATAGGCGAAGGTGCCTATGAAGAACTTGCATACAGCATTACTTTAGGCAAACTTGTAGAACTTAAAGAGTATACTCTTTTAGACACAAACAAGTTAAATGTAGGCTTTCAAATGATGCATGAGAGGTCGCTTAAACATGGCGTGTAGAATATTTTTATCATCAACTAATGTTGAAATTGACTGTGCAGCAAATGATATAGAAACGCAGCAGCAGATTGCAGACTTTTATCCTATACATAATAATCGTTCGCATACTAAGTTTATAGTATCACCGCACTTAACACCTGAGGTGTTAGAAAAGCTTAGGGGTATTACTGAAGATAATATTAGCACGGCGCCTTTAAATGTGCAAGGCTTCTTTAATGCAGAAATAAATCGTCGCCGCGTTACTGAAGAACTTCTTCTTAATGGTCCATCAGGTTCTTGTAAAGTAAATGAGCATTTAATACTTGAACCGCATCAGGGGCTTGGCAGAGAAATATCATGGCATAACAAACGTTATGGTTTTTTCTATGATACCCGCACAGGCAAAACGCCTATGTCATTAACTATTATTAATGATGACTTACTTGAGCATCCAGAACACAAGTGGTTAATTATTTGTCCATTAATCCTTATTGATAATGCATGGATAGAAGATGCAAATAAGTTTTTTCCTGACATGAAAATAATTAGTTGCCATGCAACTACGCCGCAACGCCGCCGCGAACGTATGTGCACCATTGCAAATGTATATGTTACTAATACTGAGTCATTTGCTAACTATGCAGACTTGTTTAAGCAGATGAATATTTATGGTTGCTTTGTAGATGAAAGTTCATCTATGAAAAATCATAGTTCTAAGACTAGTAAGACCATTGTAGATTTTGCTCAGACTATGGAACGCTTTTATCTTCTCTCGGGCACCCCAGCCCCTAATGGAGAGTGGGAGTACTACATGCAGTTAAAGGCGTTAGACTTCTATGGTATTCAGCAAAGTTATACACAATTTAAAGAAAGATACTTTACAAATGTATCGTTTAATCCACAATACGAGAAGTTATCTTTAAGACCGGACCGCACAGATGAACTACACAGCTTAATTAAATCACATGCACTGTATGTCGATCAAAGTGTTCTAGATTTACCTGGCAGAGATTTTGAGGAAGTTGTGATAGAGTTGCCAACACCTTTAAAAGACCAATATACATTGCTTAAAAAAGAACTATATCTTGAAGTATCTGAAGGTAATGTTATTCTTGCTTCAAACGCGGCTACAAAACTAAATAAGCTTAACCAAGTAACGTCTGGCTTTATTATTGATACGGCACTTGTAAAGGCAAATAAATTTGGCAGGTGCAATGATGCTAACTATGTAGATGTTGATACTACTTATATTCTTGATTTGTATAGGTTTAAAGCATTAGAAGAATTGTTGCAGCGCCCCGGCATTGCTGGAGAACAGGTTCTTATATGGTGCACATATCGTAAAGAATTTGAAATATTACGCGAAATGTACAAAGGTAATTGTGCATGCATCTATGGCGCCACGTCACTTGAAGAAAAGTCTAAGGCCATTACAGAATTTAAAGCTGGTAAGGTTCAATATTTGTTTGCAAATCCTGCTTCAGCCGATAAAGGTCTTACGCTAACTAATACGCATATTGCCATATACTTTAGTCTTACTTGGTCGTATGAGTTATTTAAACAATCAAAGGAACGTATATATGGTGCTAAGCGAAGTCAACCAAAGTTTTGCCACTATTACATATTAATTGCTAGAGGTACTATAGATAGAATACTATATAGCGATGTACTTGCAAATAAAGGACAGGCTAGTCTAGCCGTATTAAATCATTTAAGAAGTGATAAATTTTAAACAGGAGGCCTTCAATGCAAATAAAAACTATATCTGTAACTAATCCAAAAAATGTGTTAGTGCAAATACCTGGTTGTGTAGTTGCTAAATGGTGTTTAAATACCGGTAGTAAGATAGAGGTAAATTATGATGACATTAAAGGCTGCCTTGAACTCAGACCTACAATACAAAGAAGAGTCCGAATTACTCCAGAAATTAAAAGATTGGTTAGAAATGCAGCCGGGTATAAAAGTGCTGCGAATTTCTGATAGATATGCAAAAGGATACGCTGATTTGTTTTGCTGTGTAAATGGTGTGTTTGTAGCACTTGAACTTAAAGATGATACAGGTACACCATCTAAACATCAAGAACAGTTTATTGCAGACATTAGGAAAGCTAAGGGCGAAGCGGGCATTTGTTATTCAATACAAGATGCGGCAAGGTTAGTTGCAGAGGCCCTACGTCGCGCCGCCATTATGAATGGAGAATAAGATGCAAGATGACATAAATGATTTAATTGAACAAAATGTAGGATTGGTTTACTATCAACTAAAAAGATTCCATCTTGTAGATAATCAAGACGCAGAGAGTGATGGATATGAAGCCCTTTATAAGGCTGCCTTAACATTTGATAAAGACCGCAATATTACCTTTTCAACTTACGCATCTGTATGTATTTACAATACACTTGGTTCATTTGTACGTACTTTAAAAAAGCAGCGCCAATTGGAAGTATTATCATATAACAATATTATTCCAAGCGCTGAAGATGATACTGAGTTTCTAGACTTACTTGCGTCAGAGCAAAGTACTGAAAGTGTCGTTTTAAATGCAGAACTTAAAAGTAAAGTATTAGCTGCTTATGCCTTATCGTTTAATAGACTAACTAACAGTAACCATCGTAAAATAGTAGCCTGCTGGAAAGAGTCAGGTTTTGTGGCCTCAACAGTAGAAATTGCTAAGAACGTTGGTGTATCACAGTCGTATGTTAGCCAAGTCATTAATAAATTCAAAGTAAGTCTAAAAAAGAAAGTAGAGGATTATTATTATGCTTGAAGCTGCAAATGTAATTGACCTGCTAGGTAAAACGTCAGGACACAATGACAAGTTGTACATCCTAAAAAAGAATGAGAATGTACGTGGTCTAAAAGAAATCCTGCAGTTTATCTACAACCCGTATATTCGCACGGGTATATCCGACTCAAAACTATTCAAGGCTACTGGCTTTGAATTACCAAAGTGTGCCCATACTATTACGTATGATGAAGCTATTAAATACTTTTCCATTCATCGTACAGGGTCTGATGCAGACCTTGTGTTTGCTAGAGCATTTATGAAGCAAGCAACGCCGCTGGAAGTGTTTCTTGCAAAAGCAATTATTACGCAAGACCTTAAGATAGGTATTACATCTACTTCTTTAAACAAAGTATTTGGTAAGACATTTATTCCTAAGATGGGTTGTATGCTTGGTACGCTGTTTTCTGAGGTAGGTAACGCAAAGACAAAGTGGCCTTGTATTGTAACTGAAAAGTTTGACGGTGTACGCCGTGTTATCACAAAAGAAAATGGCGTCTGCAGAGCTTTTAGTAGGTCCGGCCACGAAGACTTTGGTCTTACTGAGATTCTTAATGAAATGCAATGCCTACCTGATAATACTGCCTATGATGGTGAGTGCCTTGCAAAGGGTACCTTTAAGAATTCAATTGAACAACGGCAAATGACCAACTCAATAACAGGTAGTAGCGGCGAAAAAGTTGGTTTAACCTACAACATGTTTGATATGGTACCACTTGATGAGTTTCGTGAAGGTGTTTCAAAAGACTGCTCATTAAACCGTAAAATTCTATTGGGCGCCACTATGATGGATGAAAGTATTCAGCTACTTACTGACCGTTGGCCAGAATTAATTCCGGCATTCGGTTGCTTTGGTGAATTCAGTTGTGTACGTTCGGCGCCTATTCTTGGCGTAGTAAATAGTCTTGAAGATGCTACACCAATAGTAGAAAAGATATGGGAACGCGGCGGTGAAGGTATCATGCTTAACACCATTACAGGTTTATACGAACTTAAGCGTGTAAAGACTTTGTTAAAAGTTAAGAACACTGAAGAGTTCACACTAAAGATTGTAGGTTTCAATGAAGGACAGGGTGACCGTGAAGATAGCCTTGGTTCTTTTATAGTTGACTACAATGGCGTTAAGGTTGGCGTTGGCGGCCGGTTAAGTAAAACTCAACGTGATTACATTTGGACGCATCAAGAAGAATTTTTAGGTAAGTTTATAGAACTTGATTCATTTGGTGAGTCTACAAACACATCCGGTCAGAAATCTTTAAACTGCCCAATCTTTAAGAGGTTCTTTGGAGATGAAGAATAATGGATAATACGTATACCTCACCTATATGCGAATATTGCCGCTGTACTGATATGGGTACGCAAGCAGTCGGTACAGGTCCTTGGAATATGTGTGAAGGACTTGGGTGTGAAGAGGCCCTTACAAGGTATAATGAGGAACATCCAGATGATATAATGAGGAACATCCAGATGATATGTTAACATTGGAGGATGCATTTTAATGCTACTAATATCAATAGATGGCGCGTGCCGCCGCAACGGTAAACCTGACTGTGTTTCAGCCGGTGGCGTATTCATACAGCAGTATGTAGATAGCAAGTCATCATCTACAAGTTGCTTATCAAGCTACGAAATAAATTCTACAAGTCAACGTGGCGAACTTACTGCTTTGAAACTCGCCTTGCAGTACATACAATTGGCTAAGCAAGATGCACAGATTGTTACAGATTCAGAATATCTATTCAACGCCATAACCAATGAATGGTTTGTAAGATGGAATAAAACTGGCTGGCAAACTGCGATGGGCGAAGCGGTTAAGAATCAAGATTTATGGCAAGACATAGCTGCTCTATATGAGCCTCTAAAAGAGACCGTATCTATATATCACATAAAGGGACATGTTATTCCATTTGGTAAAGTTACTGCCATGGGTTTATTGGCCCATGATACATCCGGCGGCGCCTTAATGAATGCCGTTCAAAATAAGTTTGATGCCGAACGACACTCATTGCGTTTATTGTCGAAGTTAGAATCAATTCAGGAACTATCAAAGAAGAATAATGGCTTTGCATTATCAGACGAGTTGCTTTGCCGCTTCGTCTGTGCTAACGTGGTTGTAGATTCTATAGCAACTCGTGTTGTAGAAACGGCCGATGCCGTCAGTAACTAATAGTCGTAAAGTACGACTTTACAACATCCTCCGTGTATGGTATAATAATATAGTACAAGAGTAGCAATACTTTTGAATAAATTTCAAGGAGTGTCAACAATGAGTAAAGACGTAACCACCCCAGCAGCTGAAGAAGAAAAGGCACAGGACACCGCAATTACAGAAACATCAAGCACATCTACAACACTTGCTGAGCAAAATACTGCCCCGATGGGTTTTGAAGATGAAGAAGCCGGCGACTTAATCATTCCGCGCATCAAAGTAATACAGACGTTAAGTCCTGAGCGCAAAGACGGCATTGCAAGTGAGGGTGACATTTTAAACTCGCTAACAAAGGACAGGTTAAACGGTAAGACATTCATTCCAGTCTTTAAATTTAACAACAACATTGATTGGAAACCTCGTTCAGAAGGTGGCGGCATTCAGTGTAGTGCAAGTGATGGTAAAAAAGGTGAAACGTCAGATGGCCGTCAACTGATATGTGCATCCTGTAGGCGTTGCGAATTTGATAACACCAAGCAGGGTAAGGAAGCTCTTCCTAAGTGCACAAAGTATATTAACTTCTTCGGTTTCCTTGAGGGCGAGAAGATGCCAATCATTCTTAGCTTTGCAAAGACAAATTACAACGAAGGCAAGAAACTGTATAGCTTAGCCCGCGTTACAATGCAAAACATGTGGAATTACGGTTATACCCTCAATGAAAAGCTTGTGGCTAAAAATAGTAATGAGTGGTACATAATTAATACAGCTGCCCATGGTGCGACGTCTTATGAAGACCGTCAGTTGGGCTTGCAATTGTTTCAGATGTATCGTAATACTATTGGTACGCTCAAGTATGACCTTGATGAAGCAGTGGGCGCAGAAGAATCCTTTAACCCTGCGGTAAGCTCAGCATCAACTGAGTTTTAATTTAAGTATGTATCACCGCGGCGCATTGCCGCGGTGATGTATATTCAGGGAGAGGGTGTTTGCCATTCAATGGAGTGAGTATACAAATCGTATACTAGCAGAGATAGACAATGAAGCATTTTTCTTAGGCGAACTTAGTAATGTACAACGTAATGGCAGCGAGGTTAAAGCAGAGTGTCCTTTTAAAGAACTTCATCAGGCGCAAACTGATAAAAATCCATCACTTACTGTTAACTTAACAAAGGGCGTTTATTACTGCAATAGTTGCAAATCTAAGGGCAACATACATACAATGTATATGTCTCTATATGGTAAGACTAATGAGCAAGCATGGTTTGATTTGGGTGATGGCCTTAACATACCCAGACCAGATGGTACAAAACCTACAAGGCCAGCAATTGAAATTGGTTTAGTTACAAGTTATCACAAAGCTCTCATGGCTTTGACAGGACCTATGCGTAAAATGCTACATGAGCGCCGCGGCTTAGTTGATAAAACATTAGAAGATATGCAACTAGGTTGGGATGGAGAACGCCTAACAATTCCTATATATGATGAGTACAACGACCTTGTGAACTTTAGACTTTATAAGTGGAATTCAGACGATGACAAGTATAAAGTTTTAAACTACACTGATGAGTGTGGCAATAAGTATGGCGAGGTTAGAATCTTTGGCATAGACCGTGTAGTTGATACAAATATTGATTATGTAGTTTGGTCTGAAGGTGAAATGGATCGTATATGCAGTGAGCAGCATGGTTTTCCAACAGCCTGCCCTACAAGTGGCGCTGGTACATGGAAGCCAGAATGGACAAAGTTATTCAGGAATAAGAAACGTGTGTATCTTGCACAGGACAATGATGAAGCTGGACAGATAGCTACAAAACGATTGTGCGAAAAGTTATACCGTGTAGTTGATGTGTACATAATCAAATGGCCGGCTGGTTTTCCTGTAAAAGGTGACATTACAGACTTTTACACAAAGTGTAATTTAACATCAGAAGATTTCCAAGCTTTAATGGATAATGCTGAAAAGTACGTAGACCCTTCTATGACTGAACGTGTGGCAGATGAATCTGAAGCAGAAGAGGTACATTTAGCTGAAAGTTCTTCAGCTACTTACTTTGGCAAAAGACTACGCATACCTGTTATGGTTTCAGGAAAAGATAGTACACCATTTGTATGCCCTAAAACAATTAAGGCATATTGTGGTGATGCATCTGATAGTGACAATAAAAAGTGTCAGAATTGTAACCTGTCTCTAAATGCAGGTGAAATACACAGAACTTTAAAATCTATAGACCAAGATGTTATGAAACTTATTAAGTGCTCAGATAAAGCGCAGCAAGCAATTATGCTTGAGATATTAGGTGTTAATCCAAGATGTGACAAGTGTAAGTTAGATGTTGAAGAATACATGAATCTTGAAGAGTTACGACTTATACCTAAGGCAGAAGCAAATTTTGGTTTCTCAAAAGAGCACGAATATGTAGTGCGTACGGGATACTTTGTAGGTAATAATCTACAAACTAACAGACGGTTTACACTAGCCGGTTATATGTATCCAGAACCAAACTCGCAGTATGCAAATTATATCTTTGATAAAGCATACCCTGAAAAGGACCTAATAAGCGACTTTGAACTTACTGATGAAGTAATTGAGCAGCTTAAAATGTTTCAGGTTAAACCAGGCCAAACAGTTGAAGAGAAATTCAGCGAGATTCACACAGACTTAGAACGCAACGTTACATACATATGGGAACGCCGCGATGTAGCCTATGCCGTTGATTTAATCTATCATACTGCATTAAGTTTTTATTTTCAAGACCAGTTTGTTAAACGTGGCTGGGGCGAACTATTAATAATAGGCGACTCTGGACAAGCAAAGACTACACTGGTAGAACGACTAATGAACCATTATCGTTTAGGTGAATTACATTCAGGCGAATCTTCTAAACGTACAGGCTTAGTATACAATATGCAACAAAACAATAAACGATGGTTTTTAGTATGGGGGGCGTTTCCATTAAATGATGGTGGGCTACTCACAATCGATGAGCTCTCCGGGCTTCCGGAAGATGATTTGGCAATTATGTCAGATGTGCGCTCTAGCGGCATTGCTAAAGCCACAGGAGTTATTACAGCTGAGACAACAGCAAGAACAAGAGTTATCTACATATCAAACCCTAGAAATGGCCGGCCTCTTAACACCGAAACTTACGGAGTATCTGCAATCCTTAAATTATTCGGAAAGGCAGAGGATGTACGACGTCTTGACCTTGCTATCGCAGTTGCATCTGGTGACGTCGATCCAACCCTCGTCAATAAAGCAGTTGGAGACATGCCAACAATTAATCATGTGTACACCTCAGACTTATGCAACACACGTGTCTTATGGGCATGGAGTCGCCGTCCTGAAGAAGTACACTTTACTGATGAAGCAACAACGTGTATCCTTAAGTATGCAACAGAGATGGGCCGGGCGTATTCTTCCAAGGTCCCGATTGTAGAAGCCGCCGACCAACGTTTAAAGATTGCTAGACTTTCCATCGCCGCCGCAGCCTGCGTATTCTCTACAACTGATGGCAGTGACATAGTTGTTAAACCTGAGCATGTTAAGTTTGTGGTAGACTTTATGAATAGAATTTATCACACTAAAAGTCTTGGCTATGATAAGCTTAGCGAACAAGAACATATTATGTCTGATACATCAGAAGATAATATTGCAAGTCTACGCAAGGTATTTTTGGCATTACCATTATCAGATGCCACAGAGATGGCCGCAGTGTTGTATCAACTTCCATACTTTAGCCGCAATACACTTGAAGATTATACAGGTCTTTCTAAGGATGACTTGAAGATGCTTTTGAAGTTTATGACTAATAGGCATCTTGTAGATAAAGTGAAGGGTGACTATCGTAGATTACCATTAGGCACAGAGTTGTTTGAAAATTTAACCGAAGAAAAAATAACGCTCAAAGAAATTTCAGAAGCACGTAAGTCTTACTACTCTTCTGATGAAATGTGAGGAAACAGCAATGGAAAATGAAGTCAGATATTATCTTGGTCAAATTCTTAAAAGTATGCAAACTGTCGAAAAACCTTTTGTACCTCAAGTAATTGTTACAGCTGTTAAGTTGCCAGCAGGCAACATTGAAGTTGCATTGAACACTACGCACATTGATGAAAAGATAACTTATATACTAAGCGCATATGATGACGATATGCACTTAAAGACTAATCCTGATGTAGTAATGCAGAACCTAATGGTTGTGTAATATGTCGGAGTTACTTGACTTAACCACTTTATTGCAAGCAGATGAAAAGGTGCTGTTTAGCAATAATGAACGAGCATACTGTGTAGAAGTACGAATTATAAAACTATTACCTAACGGTAACAAGCTAACAACATCTAAAAGTATATCATATATGGATGCAGGCCTGCAAAATAACTTTGAATTTGCAGTAAGGCAAGAAATTAAAGGTATGCTAAATGAATTACGTAAGTGATAGGAGACCTTAAATAATGGATATTTTAAAGATGCTACCTAACTGTAAGATACTCTCTACAGTTAAGCAGGAAGATGACGAGACGGCTTGGTTAGCCGCTCGTACGCATGGACTTGGAGGGTCAGACATTGGCGCTATATGCGGAGTAAGTCCATTCTCATCTGCAAGACAGATTTATCTTAAGAAGACTGGTCAATACGACGACGCGCTCAATGGTGGTTCTGCGTCTACAGAACGGATGCACTTTGGTCACATGCTTGAACCTGTTGTTGCAAATGAATATGCTCTGCGTACAGGCGAGCATATAGCAGTATGCGATGCCACACTTGTACATAAAGATTTTCCGTGGGCTTTGGCAAATGTTGATAGATTAATTTTAGACGATGAGGGGGCCCCCATAGGCATCCTTGAATGCAAAACTACAAGTGAGTACAATAATGACGAGTGGGAGAATGGCGACATTCTTACTTCATATCAATATCAATTGAATTGGTATATGTGGATACTTGGCATTAAAAAAGGCGCCTTTGCATGTCTTGTAGGTGGCAACAAATTCTACTCTTACGATGTGTTTAGAGATGATGAGTTACTTAAAAATGTTATCATTCCGGCTGCAAAAGACTTTTGGTATAATAATGTACTTAAACTAATCGAGCCTCCTATGCAGGCAACAGATACAGACTTTGTTAATGCAACATACAATAAGGTTGTAAAAAACTCAGAGATTACTCTTCCTGAGGATACTACAAATGATTTGGCCTCTACTGTTGTAGATTGCAAGGCAAAGATTAAAGAACTTACCTCTATCATGGAGGCAGCACAAAACAGTATTAAGGATACACTTAAAGAAAACGAAATAGGCTATACTTCTGACTGGACCATTAAGTGGTCTCCTCGTAAACAGCAGCGTGTTGACACAGATAAGCTTAAGGCTATGTATCCAGACGTTGCCTCACAATGTATGAAGACTCTTGAGTTTAGAGTTATGACTATAAAGGGGATGAAATAAATGGCAACATCTTTTCCACAACCAGTATTTAATGGTTCAGCCGATATTAAAACTGAAAGTGGCCTAACTACACATGTGTGCATTAAAAAGGATGGTACTATCTTTATTAACGGTGATATGTACGTACCAGCAAAGACGTCAGATATATCAGCAACACTTAGCGATATGATGGCAACACAAGCTGGCTTTGAACTTACGCAGTATCCTGACTTTTATCAGTATACCTTTGAGGAGCGTACCGCATTTATCAAAGAGCATAGTCTTCATTTAAACCAAGAAATAAATGAAATGCTGTATGAACTTCCATATTTCAAACCTTGGAAAGATTATGCAGGTATGGATACTGAAGCAAAGCAAGTAGCCTTTGCAGCTGCTCGTAAAGAAATGATTGATGCATGGCACTTCTTTATGAATATTATGCTTGCCTTAGGCTTCTCAGCTGAAGAGTTCATTGCTATGTACTTTGAGAAGAATAAAATCAACTATCAAAGGCAAAAAGACGGCTATACCTTTGATAAGTCATATCGGGAGGAAAACCAATGAGTGAAGTAAAAATGCCTGTAGTTATGCTACATGGCAAAGATAAAGAGGTAGAGCAAACTACAAAGTGCACCGTTCTTATGGACGGTGTATGGCATAAGAGTGACGACTTTGTAGCGGTTGTTTGCAAAGAAAACGGCGATGCAGCTTTGTACTTTAATACAGATGCTTTGACGTTAGGCATGGCCTTACAAATGATTACGCGAGCCTACACCAATTCATTGCATAGTTTATCAAAGGCAGACAGGCAATCTGTTGTAGATATCCTTGGTAAAGAATTTGATATTGGAGATGACACTGATGAAGAACATTGAAGTTGCTGTAATTGACCAAATGGGCAACCCTGGCGGCACCATGTTATTTTTGGCCTCTTTAACGCAAAGTGGCCACAAGGTTAAGTGTATGAATGACTTGTTTAACTTGTACGTAAAAGCAAATGGCAAGGCTTATGATGGCAATGCAGCAATGGCACGTATTGCTGCATTGCCACATGGTACAATCAAAAGATTCTCACCAATTACTATTGCTGTTGTTGGTGCATCACGGCGATTTCTTGCCCAAGCGAGAACTCATCAGGTTGGTTTTAACTACGTATCCGCCTCGCTGCAGTACAGTGATTACTCAGGAAGTACTGATGACCAGTTTGTAATACCTTATGCAATTATGCAACAAGAAGTAGAGTGGAGCAAAAGTTTTTCTAAGCCTACTGAAGAGCAGATACGTGGGGCAAGTCCTGTACATCATTTTCTATCTACATGTGCTAATGCTATGAAGGCTTATGGTATTATTGCAAAAGATACTGATAATGATACCGCTGGCTATGTAGCACCACAGAGTTTACGCAACGTTCTTATTATGCAAGCTAATCACGAAGCTTGGGCTTACTTTGTAGGCCTACGGGCATGTAACAGAAATACTGTGGAGACTCAGTATGTTGCTCTTAAGATTTGGGAGGCTCTTCTACAGACAGAGAATGGTAAAGAATTGTTTAAGTACATGGGACCTAACTGTTGCACAGGCCGTTGCCGTGAAGGTAACATGTCTTGCTTAAAGAAAGGTGGTTCAGTATTGCATAACCTTCCTGCTGATGAATACATGATGAAGCATAATGTGTCGTTACCAACAGCGATTATTGCAACCAAGTTTCCACTGCTTACAAAAGAAGGCGAATAGCATGCGTTGTCCAAAGATTATGTTTAAGTGTAATCCAAGTAAAAATCCAACGTGCAACAAATTTATATGCGCAGATATACCCGGCATACCCGGCGATATAGCGTGTAGCATGACCTCGCAACCTAAGTGTGCAATAGAGCATTCACCAGCATATGTATCAAAAATTATTTATGGGCCAGACGTTAGCTATGTCTGGGAAGAACTGGAGGGTTTAACAGTGGACAATATTTATTCAGGTGCAACCTTTGGCATCGGTGTAGCCATAAAGATGCTTTTGGCTGGCCACCGTGTAGCTCGTAAGGGTTGGAATGGTAAGGGTATTTTCATTGAATTGCAAGTTCCTGATGTGCATAGCAAAATGACCAGGCCTTATATCTTTATTGATACCACGGGTTTGCAGTCTAGCAACCCTGATGCGCCTAAGGATCGTGTGCCGTGGCTGGCCTCACAGACAGACATACTGGCAGAAGACTATTATGTTGAGGAGGCAAACATTCAATGATTATTATTATTGAAGGTATTGATGGTTCTGGTAAAACTACACTTGCAAACCAGTTGTCTAAACAAACTGGCTATCCTATCGTGTGCCGTAAGCAGCCAAAAGATGCCGATGAAAAAGTGCGTATGATGGGCGAGTATCTGCAGTTCATTAAGTCAAACAAGAATGTTATACTCGATCGCTGCTGGTATTCTGAGATGGTGTATGGCCCAGTAATGAGAGATGCATCCGTAATTAGTTATCCTCAGATGTATGACTTAGAACAATTACTTGCAAAGAATGGCGCACTTCTTATTTACTGCACTGGTCCTGAAGCGGCATTATGGCAACGTTGCCAAAAACGTGGCGAGGATTATATAACAAGTCGTGATGACTACAAGGCAATCTACAATGGGTACAAAGAATTAATCGATGGTGTGCCTCATATCATTCCTGTAGTTAAGTACGAGTGTCCTTACTATGCCTACTAAAATTTGTAAAGTGTGCGGTTGGGTCCTTGACATCAGGGACCCACGCCATACATGCCCAATATGTCATACGTACCTTACAGATGGTTTATGTAAAGAATGCAGGCGGCCATCAGATGACATTGTAAGCACCTCCGGTTTGTGCCGTTCATGCTATAATGAACGGCAGCGTGTATATGTTAATAAACAGTATCATAAGGACACGGCTAAGTTAGACGCCTTATATACAGACTGGTTAGCTAAGGTAAAGAATTTACCGTTCAAACCATTAACAGAAGAACAATGGTTGGAAACATGTGCGCACTTTAATGGTTGCGCCTTATGTGGCAGTGAGCACATCGATGCTAGAGTTTACTTTGTAGAATTTAAAGAAGGTGGGCAGTATGCAGTATGGAATATTATACCTGCCTGTGATAAATGTGCTACTAAACTTAAGCTACAACCAAACCCATTTAGACGATTATCTAACTTGCTTAATCCTAACAATACTGTATTAAAGAAGAAGGAAGGTATTAATTGGAATAAGCAAATAGCAGGCATAGTTGCCTACCTGCAAAGTAAAATACCAAAGGAGTAAAAGCATGGATGATACATTAGGTTCAATTTTTGCCTATGCCCAAAATGTACTGCTATTAAATGCCTCATTAGAACGCTTAGTTACTGACGTTGAAAGTATAAATGATTTGACGGTGCCACCTGTGCAGGCCTCATCTGATGAAGTTGAAATAAACTTAAAAGATGTAGAGGCTATGCGCAAAGTTATGCTACAGATGGCTACGCTAAGTTTTGATATAACTAAGCAATCCGCAGCAGCAGCTAGATGCCTACAAAATATTAAGGAGATACTACAATGAATGAAGCAAGAGCTCAAGTATTTAAAAGGTTTGTTTTAGACCTAGCTACTTTATCTAAATGTCAAGAGCGTCACGTCGCTGCGATAATTACTGATAAAGACATGATGCAAGTGTTTAGCATAGGTATAAATGGTGGGCCAAAGAACTTAGCCGATTGCATGTGTGCGCTTGAAGGTAAGTATGGTTGTGTTCATGCTGAGGCAAACGCGCTTAACAAGTGCCTTTCAGAGGCACAAGATAAGATAATGTTTTTAACACTTTCGCCTTGCAAACAATGTGCCGCCTCTATAATAAATGCACCGGGAAGTTTTTCTGCCGTATACTACGTTGATAAGTGGAAGGACGAATCTGGCATAAAATTATTAATGGCGGCCGGTATACATGTATCACAAATTTAGCATACTGCTTGTAATAGGGGACATGCTACACGTTCGTAATAGGGGGCCCCTATTAATTATACTACCTAAATCACGTACGCATAACAAGTAAATTAAGGAGATTACTATGGCTCAAATAAATATCATTACTTCTTCTGAAGAGCAAGAAGCCGTACTTAGCGCCTTACGACACATGGTTGGAAAAACAAAATCTGTGCCAGAAATTGCCGCAGTATCTATGCTTAAAGCATGCAGAGTACGCTATGTACTAACCGATTTAGAAGATGCGGGAAAGATTCGCCGCGTGCCAACTAAGGCCTTTAATGCACACTATATTAGGTATACCTACGAGGTACTAAAATGAATAGAGAACTACTGCGGTCATTAGTACATAACAGTAAAGACCGTGAAACGCTTAAGCACATAATTGACACTGAACGTGCAAATGTAATGGCATACACTGTAGATAACTTTTCTATTGCTGTTGCAAGTACACTTAATAGTAAGTTTGATGTTCAATCAGAACAGTTAATAAAAATGATGAAAGCTATAATGTATACATTTAATTCTTTAGACCAGAATCGGGTTACCTTTGCTGACCTACAACAAGCATTATTAGAAGAGACTGGCGTTGTAATCAAACCTATGACAGCAATATTGCAGCGAAAAGAAGTTAAATAAAACTGAGCATATTTTACTCTTTTTGTGATATAATATATAATGTAAGGGGGAAAGTTAATATGGCTAATATCAAAGCTAAAAAAGCGCCCGTTATAAAAAAGGGCAATGGTTATGTTTATTCACCAAGTACCTTTGACCAATTTATTGTGCCTTACTTTCATGAAGTAAGTTCAGCCGCAGAGTTGCTTATTGCAATTGACCCAATGATAATTGATGACAGAAAGTTTATTTGGTTTGATACAGAAACACATCCATACTACAAAAACAGCCAATTGGTGCCAAAGACCGTTGTGCGTAGATGGGTTGGTACCGGCAAGAAGGCAACTCCGCAGGACTTTCCATTTAGTATGGCTATTTGTGATGGCAAGAATGCTTATGTATTGTTTGATACTATTGGCAATGGTTTTAAAGAGATGCGTAAGCTCGCTCCATTATTTGAAGACCCAACTATTGAAAAGTGTGCGCATAATGCAAAGTATGATATGCATATGACAGCAAACGCTGGTATGAAGATTGTAGGCCGAATTCATGACACTGCCGTTGCAGCCAAAATAACTGATGAGAATCGTTTCTCTTTTAAGTTAGTTGATTTAGCTAAGCATGCTAAAGGTTCTACAGTAGTCTTTGAATACATGGTAGACACCTACAAACAGCTTAACAAGATTGTAGATTATCGTGATATTCCAAGACCGCTTATGACGCAGTATACATGTGCTGATACTTGGAATGACTGTGTAGTATTTCAAAATGAATGGGAGCGTCTAAAGGCCGAAAACTTAATGCCGCTGTATGACAGAGAATGTGAATACTTAATGGTTGCATATGCTATGGAGCGTTATGGTATGCCTGTAGATACTACATATGAAGAACCATTACGTAAAGAACTTACTGATATTACAGAAGAATCTGAACAAGCGATTTATGACGAGGCAGGCGGTATGTTAAATATCAATTCTACTGCACAGTTATATAACTTGTTTTTAAAACTTGGCGTTGACCCATCATGGATTGGCAAGACAGATAAAGGTAATCCTAAACTTGACAAAGTTGCTATGGCTAACCTTGCAGAAGTACATGGCGTATCTATTGTTAAAAAGATTCTTGAATTTAAGAAGAATGATAAGTTGCTTAATACGTACTGCAATGGTATATATGGGCAACGTGATGCAAACAATAGAGTACACGGTTCTATAAATCAAACGGAGGCTCGTACGGGCAGACAGTCTATTAATAAACCTGCCTTACAAACACTTCCAAAGAAGGACAAGCGTATACGTACAGCCTTTACGCCTGATGAAGAACATAAACTTTGGTTTCTCGACCTTGACCAGGTTGAATACAGATTGTTTGCTCATTATGCTAAAGCTACAGGTTTAATTGAGGCTATCAAAAACGGGTACGATGTTCATGGGGCTACAGCGGCTATTATATTTAATGTACCAATACAAGAAATGCTTGATGGTTTAGCACGCGAAGACCCTAAATATGTAGAGATGCGAGCTAAAGGTAAGACAGTAAATTTTGCAATGGTGTATGGTGTTGGAATTGACCACTTATGTGAAATGTTACATATTACAAAGTCTGAAGCATACGAACTTAAAGCTACATACTTTGCTGGTATACCTGAGGCAAGACCCTTCATACAAACAGTTGAGTATGTTATTAAGACGCGTGGCTTTGTTAAGAACTTCTATGGTAGACGGCGTAGGTTAGACTCAGATGATTGTTATAAAGCGCCAAATTCATTGATTCAGGGTTGTGCAGCTGATTACTTAAAAGATAAAATGGTTAACATGTTCAAGTACATCGCTTATCATGCACTGTGCATGAAAATGATTAATGTTGTTCATGATGAAACTATCACAGATGTTCCAAAAGAAGAGGAACAGTTCATGCCAGAGTTGCGTTGGATTCAATCTGACTTTGATACTTTCAGGTGTCCTATAACCGCCGGTGCAGAATATGCAGAGCATGACTGGGGCCATAAAGTAGCTTGTGAAGAAATTGGTTTCAGAGAACCGGCAGATAAGGGCTACTTAGACTATGATATCTACAACGGTAAGGTATTTGACATTTATAGGGAGGTATCTTAATGGAACCAGTAAAAGCACGCATTGTAAAAGTAAACGCTGACATGATTAAAGACTCTGATAGAATTTGGGATAACTTTAGACCTGTTTGTGAAGTTATTGAAAATCACAGAGAAAAGTTTTGCATCGGCGCAGCTACTAGAGCCGGCTTCAGATACATTAATGTACGCGAATTTTATCTTCGTCAAAGCGATAATACTTGGAGACCCAGCAGATATGGAATAACAATTCCATTGTGCAACTCAGCAGATAAGGGTAAAACATTCATATATCCTATGAGTGACTTTGTAGACGCAATACTACAAGCCGCTGCAATAGCAGAAAGCCTAGACCTGTATGACCCAGAGCATGCAGTGTTAAATATTAAGGAGGACTATAGCAAATGAAAATTGCAGATTTATTAGTCAATACAAATGTAAAGGTTACACTAGCAATCAAGACGGTAAGAACAGCAAAAACAAAGGCGCCCAAAAATAAACCGTACTTAGACTTTATACTAACTGATGGAATAGACAGTATTCCGGCTAAGTATTGGGACTGGAATGGTCAACACGTACCACCTACAGACAAAGTTTACGACTTTCAGGCAACTGTGGGTGAATGGCAGGGTAATAAGCAGTTAACTATTGCATCAATAAATGTTAATGCTGATTTAACTATTGCTGATTTTGCGCCTAAATCAGACATTAACTTAGATGCAACATTTACAGAAGCGCTTAACATAGCCGCTAATGTTAATAACAGCTGTTTGTCTTGTTTGGCTACAGACATACTTTTTGAACTTAAATCATTATGGTTAACAGTACCGGCAGCTAACAGTATACATCATGCGTTTGTTGGTGGAACATTAGTACATAGCGTATCAACCGCAATAAAGGCTAAAGCTGTTGCAAAAGTTACAGAAGGAGCCAATGTTGACTTAGCAACAACTGGTGCGCTACTTCATGATGTTGGTAAATTATTTGGCTACAAACTTAATGGTGCAGCTATTGAAATGACTAATGAAGGCATGCTTCAAGAGCACCTATTTATAGGTGCGCACTTTGTAGATAACTTTGCCGAAGAACATGGCTATGCTACAGATGAGAATGAAAGTATCCTATTGATGCTTCGTCACATTATTCTATCACATCATGGTGAACTTGAATATGGTGCAGTAGTTACTCCTGCCTCTATTGAGGCCGTAATAGTTAGCAGTTGTGATAATATGGATGCTTCTTGTGAGGCTATATGTGAAGCAGCACACAAACAGCCTAACAAAATGTGGACTGATAAGGTATGGTCAATGCATAATCGTCCAATATTAAACCCAGTATGGGTAAATGGAGCCATTACACAGGCATAAAATACAGTAGAGTAACTTCATAGTTTCTCTATAAACCTATTTACGGCGGCATAAAAACGTGGTATAATAATAATAGAAATTAAGTAAAAGAAAATGTATCCCTGCAGTGCAAAAACTGCAGGGATAAAAAAGGAAGTGTGTTCGTGAAGGTTTCAGACTTGTTTGCGTCAAGCACAGCAGATGAGGGCCATCGTGTATGTGGTACATGCGGTATACAAAGACCTCTTGAAGATTTCTACAAGGATGGTACAGACAAAGATGGTAAAGTAAAGTATCGTAGAGATTGTAAAGACTGCTACAAACGTACACGTATGCAAGAGGCTAAGCTAAAGAAAGGAGCAAAGCATGCTATTTAAGTACAAAATTACTGAAACATTTTCTAAGACTGTAATTATTGAAGAGGACACTGAAGAAGAAGCAGAGGCCAGATTAATTGATGAATATGATATGGGTCATGTTACAACGTCAGAGGAAAACTTTGAAGGTGCTTCAATAAAGTTAGTGTCTAAAAAACCAAAGGTGGTAGGATTGCATGAACACAGCTAATTATGTAATAACGGGTACCTTGTACAATGGTAAACGTTTCAAGCCTATCTATACAACTACACCATACTTATACAATATTTATCGTGGTACGCTGTGGTTATGTTTGCCACTTGGTAGGCGCAAAAGAGTACGTGAGTACTACAATTAAGGAGGACTAAAAATGAACAGCAAGTGCACGTTAGAAAAAATTCTCACCCATTTGGAAGATGGCGCATTGTATGATATACAAAAAGAGTTATCTTCTGGCATTGTTCCTGCAACAGGTGCATCGCATATCTTCTGTAGACGTGTTAATCGTATGATTGACCAAGGTAAATTGTGCATTAACCCAACCACTTATCGTAAAGTATACCTGCCTACAATGGCTAAAGCTGTGCAGAAAGAATTGGCTGACAGGTATGTAAAGTTAATTGATACGACTAGCGTTTGTATACCAAAGCAATCAATGCAAATATCTTTAGATGATGCTATTATTAGTATTCAAGTAGAGGAGCATGCCAATGGTAATAAAGTCGACTAACATATCATATCGGGTGCCAAATGGATACTATTGCAATCTAAATGGACTGAAAGTTAGCAAGAAGCAAGAGAGTAGGTGCCGATTCTGCGTGGCAGTTGCTAATGGCTTTACATGCGTAATAGATAATAGACGGTTAGTATCTGAGGGATACTTGGTGCATAAGTCTAAAAAATGTATGGAAGGATGATAAAATGTTAACGCAAAAGTGTAAACAATGTGGAGAACTTAAGCCACTTGATGGCTTTAGAGTGTATTATAACAACCGCAAAGGGCACTATAAGGTATGCAAAGTATGCGAGAGGATAAACTCTAGAGCTAAGTATCTAAATAGTAAGTCATCGCTGCGCTTTGAAGAGTCTGATGAACTTAGCGCTATTAATGATTTGTATGACTTACAAAGGTCTCGCGGATTACACCCGCCAGCACAACGCATTAAGCAGGAAGACAAAGTAATGAACGAAGTAGACCGGTTAACTAAACTGTATAATGATAACTGGACAGCCGGTGTTCCAGAAGGAACACCTGAAGAGTTGTCAAGATGGTTATCATGTGCGCTAGACAATAAACCAGCATATTACACTGACGATGTATATGAGGCCTTAAAGGCTAAGTATAGACCTATAGTTTCTATTGACCCTAAAAAACTTGTGCCAGTATATGACGATACATACAAAGAAGTGCTCGAAAAGATTCTTGACCGCTTCAATGTATATGAGGATAACTATGAACTGGTATAAAATACGCGTTGCATTGAAGGGTGTTGGAGGTTCTTGGCAATTCTATTCTGAACTTGCAGTAGAAAAGGGCGATAAAGTACGCGTTGAAACTGCAAAGGGCATTACAGAAGGTACCGTATCTAAGGTAGAAGGCACAATAAATACAGACCCATTTGACTCAGCAAATCGTCATTACAGCGCCCATCGGCACGTTCTTGAAAACGTGACTAAAAATAGTGTAAATGAAAAGGAGCAAATTGTTATGTTTGGTACAAAAGTAGTTGAGGTCAAGCGTTCAAATTCTAACTCTAAATCTTTCTTCTACACAGATATGGACTTAGTAGTAGGTCAAACAGTGGTGTATGAGGCCCCCTATGATGACTTAAGAAAAGAACAGGGCAAGACAGGTTTGCACGTAGGCACCATAACTGAGATAGACGTTCTTGCGAGTGCGGCTATTGGCTGGATTGTTGATGTGGTTGATACTAAAAATCACGCAGAAAGGAAACGTCGTGTTAAAGAAGCTGAGATTCTGCGCAAGCAGCTTGAGCAAGCAAAAAGTCAATTTCAAGACATTCAGATTCTTGAGCTTATTGCGTCTAGCAATCCACAGGTGCGAGATACGCTTAATAAGTACAAAATGTTGGTTAGCGGCCAAAGTTTACCAGAAACCTACTCTGTACCTGTGTATCATGAAGATGCGCCAGACTTTACCACATGTAGTAACGGGCCAAGTTTTGAAGACATAAAGCCTACTGATAATGAACCTCCGCAAGATTTCTAAGCATACATAGGTTTACCTATGTAGAAAGGAGTGAGTTATATGAAGAAACTAATGTGCATACTGCTTGTCATATCTACAATGCTACTTGCAGGATGCGTTGATGGAACATCAAATAAAACATCTTCGCAGCAAGCTCAAGACTATTTAGATAATGTCGAATCGCAAATGCGCGAAAAGTACAACGATGAGTATTTCAAGTCGGCACAATGGAAAGCATTTGTAGACAATTATTGGCAAAGTTTCAATGAAGCACAGAAAGAAAATGACTCATACCTTATAAGTTCTTCACCAATGACAGAATAAACAATTGTCGGGTGCCTATTCCACCCGACAAAAGGAGTAATTATAATGGCAACAATAACAATAACATGCAATGGTGCAGAAGATAATGACAACATTACGATGGATATAAAAGATACAACGCCTGTGCAGCTATTTTCTATGCTCATAAACTTCATTGGTTCCGTTGCAGACATTGGTAATATGAAACCTATTGATGTATGCGATATGGCTAAGAAATTCTATAAGGATGACATTGGCAAGGCATATATGAAGCAGTTTGAGCATTCTAAGTTAGAACTTATGCCAAAGGAGGATGCGCCAAATGGCCAAACAGAACAAGCCAAAGGTAACCCCATTTCTTAAGTATTATTCTGGCAGTATTTATTATGGTTTGAAGTATATTGGTGAGACGAGTGCAGACGTTATCTTGTTTGTTGCAGATGCTATACATGAAAAAGCGTCAGTTATCTACACTAAATTATCAGGCCGATGGTACTGTGAGTACTGCCATAAGTATCATTGCCGCCGCGTTATACACTATAATGTACAGCATGACAAGTTTTCTTACATTTGGTATGTATGCTCGTGTGGGTTACATGAAGTACTTACTAATGCTTGGCAGCCTACATCAAATAAATATTGGTGTGCTAATCAGTTCTTAGTAGATAACATATGCGCAGATATGTATAAGAAGATACATGAAGGAGACGATTAAAATGTCCAAAGACTTACAATCAGTACAAGAACTGTTGGATTACAAAACTAAAGAGCAATGTGAGCAAGATTGGGTAGAGGCTACTCAAAAAGCAGCTAGGCTGCTTGCACCTTTCTTTAAACCTATGCATGATGCTAATAACATAGACGGTATGAATAGTTTGTGTAGCAAATTGCTTCACCCGACTTGGAATGGTTGTGATATATCTGCCCAGAATAATCCGGTACCTACAGAATATATTGTACAGCAGCAGGTTGAAGCATGTAAAGCATTTATGCAACGAATAGAAGAATTGTCTGCTGAAGTAGAAGACCTTCAAGGCATAATAAATAATTAGCTGATGGCATCCGACTTTGTCGGATGTAAAGCACCAAGCGACCATCCAAAGTCGGTGCTAAGAGGAAGTGTATTATGACAGAAGTAGTAGGCCAAGGTATAACGCATATGTATGATGACGCAGGATATTTAGTCTGTATAATAATCTATACAGGTTCAAGCGTTGCCACTATTAATTTTGGGAGGACACTATGAGTAAATTTGAACTATCATTGGCAGAAAATTATGTAGCTTCTTGGGGTGTATCTGAAGGTGTACGCGAAATATTCCAGAATGCTATCGACCAAGAGACGCAAGATGAAACCAACACAATGTTCTATAAGTATGACAATGCACTTATGCAGTTGTCTATAGGCAATAAGAAGTCTGTATTATCTACAAGCACGCTTCTTCTTGGTTGTACTACAAAGGCAGACGCTAAAGACCAAATAGGTCAATTTGGTGAAGGTTACAAGATTGCAACACTTGCCTTGTTGCGGTCAGGACACAATGTAACATTCTATAACTATGGCGCCAAAGAGATTTGGAGACCGCGGTTTGTAGATTCAAAACGTTATGGCGCTAAAGTACTTACATTCTTTACTGAAAAGCATATATGGTCTAAGGTACCTGACAATGACTTAACAATAGTTATTGATGGTATTTCAGGTAGCATTTGGGCGCAAATCTGCACCAGCAACTTACACGTTCGTACTGATGTAGGTAAGGTATACGAAACACCATTTGGACGCATACTTACTGAAGATGCACCAGGTAATGTATACGTTAATGGCTTGTTTGTTAAACAATTGGATGACCTACTGTATGCCTACGATATTAAGCCAGAATATCTATCATTAGATAGAGACCGTCGTATGGTTCAGACATACAATGTAACATGGATAACTGCTAAGATGTTGGCAGCAACAGACAATCCAAAGTTAATAAAAGCAGCTCTTGATAGCAAGTACAAAGATGCTGAAGACTTACATTATCATCTATCAAATGTATCGGCGGCTACCCATACAGCCATAAGTGATAGTTTTGTAAATACACATGGAACATTTGCAGTACCTGTATCAAGCCAATCAGACCTTAATAGAGTTCAGGCAGAGTATAGTAATGCAAAGCCTGTTATGGTTACAGAGTCAGAAAAAAACTTAATTATTGGGTCAACAAATTGGCATGTGCAGGCTGATAGAGCCACTGCCGATACTATCCGTAAAAGGTTAGAACTTTGGTTTGCTATCTGGAACCCGGCCCTGCCGGGTAATGCTTGCAAAACGCTGCAAGCAATAATTAATGATTTACCAGAGGATGATGATTTACCAGAGGCTGAAGAGGAGGACAATGATGAAGAAGCAGAAAGAGAAATTAGATTTGAGAGACCTGATTGTGTTGAGAATAATGGTTTGGCGCCTGAATCGCAGAGTACGAAAGAAGAAGGAGAATAGACATGAGAGCTAGATATGTAGGGTGCGTTAGAGAAGGCGTCGCAAATATTATTATAGGTGGTCATCGCGGCGCACAGACTATGATATACTATGACATTAATGACACGCCAGCCCCTGTAGACTTAAAGAACGTTGAAGTATTTAGTGTTGCAAAAAATAATTGGATGAATCTACAAGACGCTTTATACTTTCATGCTGTTATTCAGAGTGGACAATGTTGCTGGTTTAGAGAGCCTAATACGGCAGAAGAGGCCACGCTAGGGTACTTTAAGGACCCTGACGAACAAGAAGCAGTATTAAAGGGCACTATGCCGCCGCACTGCGAAGGGTGCCAGTACAATGAAGAAGGTACTTGCGGGGCCCCTATGAAGGAGACTGATGACCATGGCCAAAGATAAATACTTATTGTGTCAAGTTAAGATGCTACACTCACATATTAAGCAGGAGCCGTATAACAGCGGCGTCTGTGAACCCAGTCGCGTACTTTGCCATTGTGATGTTTATCCTGTTAAATGCACAGTCATAAGTAGCTTATCTACAGACATAGACGACCGCGAGACTCTGCTAGAGCATATAGACGCACAGTGTCTAAAGTATTGCCCTAAACGTCAAATAATAGGGAGGAAACAAAATGCAAGTAGAAGCCTTGTTTGATGGCTTTGATTTAACAGCTGGAAAGGTATACACAGTCATCTTCGAGTATGATTCGGTATACGAACTGAAATGCGATACTGGTACTTACTGCAGGCCAAAGAATTTCTTCAAACCAGTGACTGAAACGGAGGAAGCAAAATGAACCAACCAATGATTACCAAAGAGTGGCCAGACAAATGTTACAAGTGTTTCTTAGTAGGCTCAAATGGCAGGTGTATAGTCAAGGCGCCTATTGACGCAGCGTTGCCGTGCCATACCACTGAAAGTCCCCAAGTATACTTGGATATTTGTGAACGCGCAGCCAAGGCCGGCACGATTTTCATGACCCAGAGATGATTGACATACTAAAGAATCTACAGGCCTTCTCAGGCACTATTAGCAATATACCTACATTCAAGATATTTTGCATTGCCTAGACCTTATCATAGGTGGGTTACAGCGCTGATAAAGGCACAACTAAATAAGTAAAGGACCTGACAATTGTCAGGTCCTTATTATTTTACCGCATTATTCCTTCGTTGCCGTTACTTACCATTTACTTTACCACAATCTGTTAATCCCACTTGTAGTTGTCCTCATAGTTATCGAAGCGCGTCGACACTTGGTTAAAGATATCCTTGTATTGAGACAGCACCTTGCCAAATGAGTCTGCGCAGGTATCTACAAGCTTATCCAGCATGTCTTGATACACATCCGGTTCTTCAGTCATCTCAATCTCAAGAAGCTTCTTAAAATCTGCAACAATATCAGTACTTATTGCAGGTGCAACTGTCTGCATATACTTTAACTTAGCGGTACAGTCACCAGGTGCATTAGGTGACATACCTTCTTCTAGCACATGCCTTGCATAGGCTCCTGTAGGATGTAAACCGCGTGCATGTAATTCTTTGTAAAAGTCTGCTGCCTGCACTAATACCTTGGTTTGTGTGTCACTGCGCTGCTCCGCCGGTGTCTTCCATATACGTGTCATGCCATTGTTAAAGCTTTCACATTCTTTACAGATTGTGTGACGACCTTGGGTTGTGTTGCGTATCCCTGCGCCGCGCGGCGCATATTTAATGAACATTTCGGCAGGTAGTTGCCTGCCACACTGCAAACATCTCTTAGCTAACATATAACCATCTCCTTAATTATATTATACGCAAAACAGTTTGTCAGTAGAGCGATGTATATATTATGTATATTGTTTGTATGTGCTTGTGTTATTAATGTGTATATAGCTGTATATAAGCGTACTTAACGTCCTTAACGTCGCTAATGTACCTTTAAAAAATATATATGTATAAATAAAAATATACAAAAGTATTTTGAAATTTAAAAAAATTATTGTGACGTTATCGACGTTAGTGACGTTAAATACAATTAAATACCTCTAAATACATCTACATACAATAAAGTAACATTAAGTACACATACCTGTACTGGTGCACATCTACATAGACATTAGAATAGTAATGAATCTACACAGATACTTGAAAAGGTACAGGATACTATACTATAATACTAATTTAATTAAGATACTATATAATGCTTTTTTTGCTTTATTTATTTATATCCTTATATATACCTTTATTTTTTCCAATTTAATTGGATATGGAAGTGGTTCCAGTTCTGTTACCTGTGTAGATTGCCAACATATAATGTATCAGTTAATGGGTCATGAAAATCGTGCCAGGCCTGACGTCCGTCTGGGGCGGAGCGGCGATGTACGCTAAGGAAGACTTGTAGGTTAGCCAAATTTGCCCGGAACCCAGGCCAATCCTTTTATGGACATGGCGCGGCGTCACTATGCCGCTGCGGCGCATCGTCAGGTACAAGAAGACTGGGACCATCCACGAATCGAATCGTCGCGGCGACGCATTGCTCACGCTGGCTAAGGCTGCAAACTAGTAGATTAACCCTGGCCTGACTAATCCATGCAAATCTACAATTTTGAATCGTATGCTACAGTATTGCTCACGCCGGCATTGGCAGCAGGCTAGTAGATTATCAATCGGCCGAGGCAGCACTGTACTGCGCAACTGAGTATAGAAATGGACTGCTGAATGACTAAAAACAGCAGTCCTATATCAAAAAGAAAGAAGTAAGCTATTTAATCGTCGCTAGCAAGCTCATAGCCTGCATCACTGGCCGTTATCTCTTCGCCACAATCATTGCACGTGAACACCTCTTCAACGGCGTCATACTCAAAGTCTGTAGAACCACATATGCACTGTAGTGTATATACCATTATGCCCGCCCCCTTACATCAAGCTTAACTGTAGTACACGTTAAGCTATCCTTACCTGTGTCGCGCTCATTTAGCGCTGACGTCATTGCCTTTACAATGCTGCTTGAGATATACTTTAGATTAAGAGTTTTGTTGGTTACTTGCCATAAACGTGCTGTCATACAATACACTCCTTATTATGTATAACTGGCGGATTACTCCGCCAGCTAACGGTTATTATTTATTAAGCAATTCTCTGATAGAGGCCAACAGCACTTTACTGTCGCTTGCCTTCATGTGGTCTAAGTCAACATCGGCAAGTTTCTCAGCCAATGCATCTTTAGTCTCGTCCACTTTAACTACAGTAGTGGCGCTGGTATCGCGGAGACCTTTAAGTGTTGCCTCAATATTGCACAACTCAATCCAGTGTGGCGCATCTTCGCTAAACTCACCCTTAGATTTGAATATGGACTTCTTCGACTGAACGTTGCGAATTTCTTTGCGCAACTTCTCTTGGTCATTCTTAAGACCTTCAAGTGCTTCTGGTGTGAACTCAATTGTAGTTGCTTGGCGGCCAAAGCCACCTGCTGATTTTTCTTTGCCCATTACTTGACGGAGCAGCAACTCAGCGATTGCGCCTGACATGAGGTTTCTGTAGTTATCTACTGTCATTGCCTTTGACTTTAAGCGTGAGCGTTTTGACTGCTGGCTCTTAAGCATGCTTTCCAAAGTGCTTTCCTCAAGCGTCTTAAGAAACTCAACGTCTTGTTCTGGCAAATTGACCACCTCATTAATAAGCTTGTCCATAATAGACGCATCAGTTCTTGATGCTAAGAAGCGCTCTTTGTACGTCTCAACGTCATCTTCCATTTGTTTAATGATGATGCTGGCAAGAGACAATGATAAGGTTGTTAGCTGTGCTGTACCCTGTAGACTTCTTGTGCTTGTAGCGGACGCTTGGTCATTGGTTTCATCGGTAAAAAGATTTTTGAATTCGTCAGACATATTGTACTCCTTTGTTGCGGCGCACTTGCCGCCCCGCAGTATAGTCGCGGATTACTTTATTTGTTAAGTCACATCTGTTCCTTAACTCTATATATATTATACCCCATTTCAAGGCAGAATATGTCGATTTTTTTCAAAACTATGATGCATCCACACTGTTTAAAAATTCTATATCTTCGCGTCTTTTATGCGAACATGATGCCTACTAACCACGGTTGCAGCGGCGACGTAAAGCATAGGAAAATCATGGCATCTTTTACGTAATTACAGCACCACCAAACCATAACTGTGTTTTAGCGGTCGCGGAATGGCTCACGCCGGCCAGAGTCCACAGGCTTGTAGATAAGCACATTGCCATCCGACTATGGCTGTGCATGCGGCCCAAAAATAAATTGTAAGAACTGACACAATCTGCATCAAAAAGCGTTATAATTAATATAGTTCGAAAGAACGAATAACTGCGGTAATGCCGCGGAATGGAAGCGCACTATGAATATCAAACAACTGAAAGAAATCGCATTGCATGCAAAGGATACCGGTTATCCATCGGATGAAGCAGACCAATTGATTGCAGAGCTTGATAACTACGAACGATTAATGAAAACAGATGATGACCTTTGGCATGGACAAATTTATTTGATTGATACAAACGATTTGATTGACGTCTTGAACCAATTGACGTATGACGATTATGGCGTGTTGTATCGGGGCAATGATAACAAAGAACCGGCGTTTGATGCTTATACGAATTATATTCGTATGCGCCACGATTTAAAAGGTTTCACCGACGAAATGCTGCAAATCGGTTTCGACCTAATACGTGATTTGTATAGCGACAATGAATCGTCCGGTTTCAATACACCGGAAGGTTTCTACGATGAAAGCGCTGGTAACTAATGTCTAGTACAAAACAACAGGTTGATGCATACCATGCTAAGCATGGCGCAGAATTTAGACTGCGCTGTATGATTGGCGCAGCAAAGGGTAACGCACGGTTAGCAAAGACTGTCGCAGAGCACAATAAATATATGGCTGAAGCAACTGAATTGCAACTGCAGCTTGACAAGATACTATAATAATACGGCGGCGATGAACCGCCGTATTTTGCTACCTTTTATGCGAACACGATGTTACCTAACCGTGGCTGGGGTTTTAGCGGTGGCGGAATAGCTCACGCCGACTGAAGTCCACAGACTAGTAGATTACACCACCCGACCATGACTGCACACGCAGCCAGAAAATAATTTCGTAAGAACTGACACAATCCGCGTCAAAGTGTAGTATAATAATAATAGGTCGAAAAAGACTGAAAAAATTTGAAAGAAGTGCTACGCGATGACAATGACTATACTGAAACAAGAAATGGTTAATACTGGTGGTAACTGCATGGTAATGATTGCTGCAGTTAAAGAAAAGAATGACGATGGCTGGGAGCGTACTGTATATGCTCATGTTGACGAAGAAGGATGGTGCGTCAGACGATATTCAACAATGACTGAAAGTGAAGAAGAGCAAGCGGTTATTGAAACTGATGCGGACGTCATCTGCTTTGGTACCTTTGAAGCAACTTCATTAAACGACAATATCTACAAGTTTATGTTGCTGCAAGTTCTACAACAGTATAAAGAGTATGCTGTTGAACATGGTTGGAAAACACGAGCTGAAGCATTTCCCCATCAAGTAATGATTGAAGCATTACATCAGCTTAAACTTGCGCTGGCCACTGTTAACGAAGCTTGGGAAACGGTTGGCAACGATAACATGGCGCTTGGTACTTATCCACTATCAATGTCATTTGATGAATTTGAATCTTCAATGAATCAATGGATTGAGGATGCTACTAATGAACAGCAAGACGCAATTAACCAATAGTAACTGCATGCTGCAGTGCGCAAAAGTGCTGCAGCATTTCAGCAGTCTTTTATGCGGCTATAGTTAGATAATGCTATACGATAAATGCAAAGTCATGGTACTGTCTAACTGCAGCTGGGTTTTAGCCGCAGCGCGCGGTGCTGTTAAACTGAGGCTGGGTTTTAGCCGCAGCGCGCGACGCTGTTAAACTGTGGCTGCATTTGCAGTCATAAAATAATTCTTTAGAAACTGACATAATCCGCGAGCAGATGTGGTATAATAATAATAGAAATTAAATAAGAGCCGCGACTGCGGCAAAAGGATGGTTAAAAATGACTAAAACAACTTTAAGGTCTATTATGGCATGTATTGACTATGCGATTCAACAGGATGAAACAAGCAGTGGTGATGTATTCGTTCTATCACTCAAAGACCAAGCGGCAGAACTTAAAACACTAAAAGAGGCCGTGGCAAAAGAATACTACAACAAATCATGGGTTAAAGATTTTGTCGACGACCACATGCAAATGTTATTAGACCTTCAGAGTTTTGCGGCTATACGTGACCAAGAGTATATCTCAAATATATTTGAGTTGAAAGACACTCGCGATATCAATGACCATGATATGTACTACATCTTATCACGATTAGTACTTGCCAAGCAAAACTGTGATGATGACTTAGTCGACTGTATCACTTGGCTAGACATGATGATTGTAGATTTTAGCACGTCAATGGCCTCTGTACTTGATATACCTGAAGTGTCTACACAAACTATGATTGCTGATGGCACTAAGATGGTTAATGACATGTTGGATGATATGTTTAGTAAGACGTCATTAACAGACGACTTCTACAATGAGTATATAACTATTGAATTCAACGGACAGCGGACATACATTGAAAATACAGCTAGCACTTTTGACAAGTTAGTTAAACTGTTGGAAGCCGCCGAATAAATAGTACGCCGCAGTTATTTTTGACTGCGGCATTACTATAGTCCTTTTATGCAGTTATGGTATTGGCAGGCAATAGTTGACTTTTAGTGGCACGGCGCGGTGTTGCCTAACTGTGGCTGGGTTTTAGCCGCACGGTGCAGTGTGGGCAGACAATAGCTGGCTTTTAGCAGCTGCGGTACAGATAGGCTAAAGCTGGCTTTTAGTGGCGCAGTAACGTTATTGGCTGACCGCGGCCGCATTAGTTTGTTAAATATCAAGCAAAGTTGATCACGGTCTGTTAAATATTTAACAAACAGAATAAAAAATAGACCCATTAATATTTCTATTAATGGGTCATTATTATTCACATTAGATTGTTTAATAAATCTAATATGGAATCTTGACTTAAATCTTTATTAGATTCAATTGTGTCAATTATTTTTTGTAATTCAGTTTTTCGAATTGTTGTGTCTTCAATTGGTTGAACTGTTTTTTTGTGTTCCAACAACATTGATTCAATTTTACATGCTTGCCTATAAGAATCATTATCATTCTCTATTGGCGTTAACCACTTTGATAGACACTTTTTTGTTTGAATTGATTTAATGGCCTTTATTGTTTCATCATAATCTAATAAATCAATATCTTGTTTCTCGAAAGTAGTTACTGTTTTATCTTTTGGTTCAAGAAGTGATTTTGCTTCTTTTAAAGACTGTTCATATTGAAGTACTTTTGTCATGTCTTCTTGATAAGAACTTTTACCCTTTTGTTTTTTAAGACGACATTTTGTACTTTGAATCTTTTTAAGTTCTTTAGATAGTTTTAAAGTGTCATTATCAAAGTTCTTGGCAAGAATTTCAATGTCTTTTAAATTTGTGGTAGTCATTTTTATTATACTTCTTTCTTTTAATTAAAGTTTTGTTTTTGTTTTGTCCAACTAGAACTTTTTTAATTCTAAAATATTAAATTGTCAAAGTTCAATTATAATTCAAAAATGGAACTATGTCAAAATATTTCAATTTTTGACATTTGGATTTGTTTCATATTTAATTTATATATATATTATAACGCTTTCAGAACTGAAAGTGTGAACAAACTGTTAACAGATTGTAAACAAAAAGCGAACAAATTGTGAACAAATTGCGAACAAAAATAATTCCCATTGGAAATAAAGGATGTTCCCATTGCGAACAAAAATAATTCCCAATGGGAATCTGTGCATATTGTCCAAAATTTATGTCCTTTCCTGTGCACATTTGGCAGGCCCCTGGCGCGGAGACACTGGATTTAACCAACTGGTGTCAAATATAGACGGATTGTACCAATATGTGTTAAATGTAGACGACATGTGCAAAGCAGTAACATATATTGATGTGCGGTAAAGTCCAAGATATATGGCCATAAGAGTCGCAGCGCCGTATCCACTAATGGGCGCAGCAACAATAGTCCAAAGAATATAGGAAAGGCTTGTAGATACCTCCCGGAGACCCCATATTTAAAATATAGGTTATAAAAGCCTAGGGCAACTTGTATGGCGTATTCATCACATGTTACGTGTCCGTAGGTAGGGCCCCAGGTAAATTATACGTTATTTATTACGTACGTGCAGCATGTAACCTATATTATTCGTTTAAAGTGTCCAAAAGTACGAAACGGGTACCATCTACAGGTTATAGAACAAATTATGCTCTATCGTAGGGCCAAAACGCGTATAATATACTTAGGAGGTGAATTGGTATGAGTGATGAAGCAAACCTAGCAGTGGTTGATGAACAACTGTTTATACAATGTCCACGTTGCGGCCAGCGAAAACAAGCTGACACGCGTGATAAGCATATCTGTGTAGATTGTGCTAAGGCAGAGAATAGTCGACTCTCTTACTATAGACAACATCAAGAAGACTGGGTTGAAGGTGCAAAGGTAGCTGGTATTGACTTATGGAATCAACAACCAGGCGAAACTCAATGGGAATTCACAATATGGACGGCCTATAGAGATTCATACCCTGGGAAGAAGCCAAGTTATGGTAGCGTAGCAGAGCAGTTGAGCACAACTACAAACGTAGTTCATAAGGTGGCACAACGCTGGTCGTTTGCAGTACGCATGCAAGCTTGGATGGCGTATGCAAATCAACTAACATTATCACAACGCCGTCAAGAAATACTTGACATGAACCAGAAGCACATTAGCATGGCCACATCGTTAAATACAAAGTTGGCCACTGCCATTGAC